CCTTGATTTCAGGATTCTTAGTGGGTGCTACAGGGGGGACTGGAGTATCATACTCAAAGTCCATCTTATTTGTGTCATAGTCTAGTGGATTGAATGACGGGACTCCAGCATCACAGTATGTGACCAGTCCATTCTCATCATCAACACCGACTGTATTAGAATTATTGTTTGATTCGTGTGCCTCTACACAACCAGGGATGTCCACGATAGGTACACCCACCTGATTCACTATTGGTGATGCTGGTGGTATTGCAGTAGGTGCAGACACTGCCCAGTCACGGACCTCAGGGATAGTAGTGTCCCTAATATCAATAGTGTTAGTGCTGATATCAGGAATGTCAATGTTAGGCATAGGTCACTACCAATACGACACGACGTTTGTCTTTAGGCATACCATGGCAATGTGGTCCCTGAAATAAAATAATAGAGTCTTCCTCTGGATGGAATACATCATCTCCAACGATGGTTTCACCACCAGCATCAGTCAAATATATCAGGACATTCTTGTGTGGGAAAGTATGATCCTCATGCACAGCACTAATCTTAGGGTTAGTTACTAGAGGATCAACAGCATTTGCATTCATCCTAAGAAGATAGTTAAAGTCCATACCTTCATTAGCACGAATGATCTGAGCAAAGTAATCTAGAAAGATATCGATATGCTCAGACCTGGGTTTAGGAAACCCAGAAAACTCAGGTCTTTCTAAGAAGGTATGTCCATAGAAGTAAAAACTATCGTGTCCGTTTTTACTGCACATCCAAGGAAACAATTCACCCAGGACTCTAGATTTCAGTGTGAAATAATCTGGAGTCTTTGGATTGACCAATTCTCTCAACATAATTAACAATCATTAAATACTTCACCGACTTGTGATCCTAACTCAGACCCTGCCTTCTGTCCTAGAAGGAGTGCCCAACCACCTGCCAACCATCCTATGTAGGGGACACTAGACAGTGCAGGGACAGCGACACCAGCAGCAATAGCACTACCTGCCATCGCACCTTGTGACCGTGCTCCAGCGTCCGCCGCTATGCACTCGGCGCTTACACCTCCTGTCTTTCCCACTTCACCTATTGCACCTCCCATATTTCTGGTGCCATCCATGGTGTATTGATCATAGCGAGTCTCGCTACGTTTCTCACGACTGCCACCAAACATTCCCTTCTTATCCTTGTCCAGGTTTAGAGATCTATGTGACTCTAAGATAGCAGGATCATTGGCCTTGTATTCAATACTATAACCATCCTTAGTTGCTTCAAGTTTGTATGAAGAATAAGGAGTCCCCTGTGGGATCTGGATTGTAGGGACCTGTGACACACGAGGTTGCTTTGGTCTATGAATAACATACCCTAATAGCCCAATGTGGGCGATGGCAAAAGCACCACCGACCACACCTGCTGCAATCTTTAGTTTGTTATTCATGGCATCGCGGGGATAATTGCACCTCCAGTTGCCTTAGGCAACTCGGGTGTTGCAGAATTCATAAGACTAGGTAACGCAGCACTGATTGCCTCAGTTGCTGCTTCAGCAACTTGACCCATGACTCGGGATCTAATTGCTTCGCGTTGGAAGTACACATATGCACCTCCACCGATGAGTGTGGCAGTCCCTAGAAATGAGATTACTGCCAAGGCGTTAATTACCTTTTGCATTTGTTTCCTCCTGTTTTCCGATTGACGGGGCTTTCTTTGGAGCACTACCATTTTTCGCTGGCGAAAGTCCGAAGGCAGCTAACGAGCCGCTGAAGACCGAGGCTATGAAGGTAGGATCGAAATCTAAGATTTTCTGTCCGTTAGGAAGTCGGACGTAACTGAAGGTGAGTAGGGATGCCGACCAGATAAGGACGACAACTTTCACTAAATTACCAAGAACTTCACTTTTGTCTTCATCATTTTCCTTCTCATCTACAGCAGGCTTTGTGTCTGCCATGATAAGTTATACCTCTGCTGGTTGTTTTTTCTTTCCAATGTTGTATTTGGACTCAAGAGTCCATTCACCTTTGTCCTTGAAGGACAAAACTTTAATTTGATTCAGTGGTGCCAGATCAGCAACCTCTTCCTCTCTCGCGATTGCAATCAAACCCCAGTCTGATAACAATTTTGCAATGCGATTTCTACGTTGGATGTCATTCGTGGTGATGTTGGTTGGTTTTCCATCCAACGCAAACAACTCCTTGAAGTGTACAACGTAATACTTACCACGTTTGTGGAGAATGTGACAAGACTGATACAGTTTGCGCTCTTTCCTTGACGCAACACCAATACGGGTGAGGGTTTCTCTTACCTTGAGAAAGTCATCAGGTTCTTTAAGCGTCACTTCGAGCATCATGTCTTGAGACCATTGGATCTCGTCGCTCATTTCTTACCTCCAGTATTCAATTTAGATGCAATGATTTGTAGTTGGTCCTGGGTTAGAATCTTTAGCGCCGCTTGTGCTTTCTCAGTGTTGTAACCATAGTATTTTTTAACTAGGTCAAGATCACCGTTCTTTATCTTCTTGTCCCATGGAGAAAATCGTTTCGACTTTCTCACACTATATAGGTAATATGAATATTGTAGATCGTTATCAGCATGGTCGCACATATTCATCATGTTAGCGTGCATCAACGTGTCGATATGATGCATCATACATTTGTTGATGACGTATGCTGGATACTTCTTCATGGCAACAGGATCTTCTGTGAGATCCCCCTGCTTTAGATTGATGCTGTTGAGATAATCTTTGAGAGGAATATCATACTGTTTCATAGAGGGATGACAGAGGAGTGGATTCAGTGAAGTTAGTGACCAGCAATTCGGTCTTGAGTTTGTTGTCTGCCCTATGCTTCATGCCATAGGTAATCTTAAACTCTTCCTGGTTGAAGTCCTTGTATGCTTCCTTCAACTCATCGTCGATATTATATGTGACCAACCACTTATGAGGACAGATCTTACAGCAGTCTACAAATAATTCGTGATTGAAATTCTTATGCATCTCTGCATTGGTGCCATATAGATAGGTGCCAATCTTGTAAGGAGGATCCAAGAATACAAAGACACCAAGACGCTCACTCTCTTGATCATTCATTACATCATTGTAATCAAGGTTGGTGATGTGCCACTTCTGAATCACCTCGGAGATACCCTTCAGATGATGAGCACCACGAGTGGTAAAGTTTTGTTTGGATGCAGTCTTAGAGAAGGATGAGTTTTCAGTCAACCCGCTATAGCTACACTTATTAAGAATCCAAAAAAGCACAGCTTGCTGAAAAGTATCCGCCTTGGATATCTCATCTTTAGCGGAGAGGAATAACTCTTTTGCTTTTTCTTCTGTGCTGTTTTCAACTTTGATGTTGTAAAGGGTATCTGATAACTCATCACCACGCTCTTGAAGAGTCTTCCAGAAACTGTAGAGATACTCATACTTGTCATTAACCCACACGGGGATGTCAGGATACTTCTGAGAGAATAGAAGTGCTACGCTCCCACCACCCACGAAGGGCTCACGGAATTCTTTGATCTCACTTGGAAACTTCTCAAGCAACATCTTTGCTACCCTTGATTTACCACCAGGATAACGGAGTGGTGTCTTCAAATACTTCATGAAATAGAAACTGTTAGTTGTGGCATGTCGTATGGACCAACGTTTATCTTCCCACAAGGGAAGACATTGAATGAGATAGTCCAACGGTCATAGGTATCTAGTTGACGACCTGAATAGTGCTTCAACCAGGAGGGAAAGAGAATAAGTTTATTCTCATCTGCATCAACTTTCTCATTGATGCCCCACTCACGATCCATCATATCACCTTGGAATACATCTAGTGTATCAGATGTGCGAGGTGTAACAGGATCTTCAAAGAAGGTAGGAGCACCAGGGGTGAGATAATAAACAGCACTCAGATAGGACATTGGATGCCTATGTAAGGGGTGTCCATACCCACTCTTTGCAGGTGCATGGTTAAACCACATGGAAGAGATCTCTAGAGAATCACAGTAGAGTTTATAGGCATACCTATACTCCGCCAGACAGTCCCAAAAGAATTGCCTCAACTCAGTGATAGGACCTTCCTCAATCTTATGCAGATCAGGACGTGAGGTAATAACACCCTCAGGAAAGTTTGACTGAAAGGATGGATACCCATCCATAGATTCAATCACACGTTGATTGAGAGTCTTATCAGGTTGCATGTATGTCCTACACACAACAGGAAACATATGTACTTCAGTCCCTTGCATAGTCGCTAAGTTTCAATGGTCCAAGATCTTTCCATGCGTCAACTTTTACTCTAGACATAGGTGCGTCATGCCCACCACTGTTAATACTACCTGTGGGGAAGGTGTTAAATGCAATAGAATACCTATCAACATCATCATGGTTAGGTAGACTAGCATGAATCATATAACTGGGGAATATAATTAGTCCACCAGGACCGCCATGAAATGCTATCTCCTGAGCAATCGTCCCATCTAGATGGAAAGACGCCCATTCTCTTTGGAAGAGAGGGTCAACAAAGATAGTAGGAGGACCAGGAGTAAGGTAAAAGATACCACTCAGATAAGACATGGGGTGCCTGTGGGCATCATGATGATGACCAGTCTTTGCTAGAGATCTATTTGCCCATGCTTTGTTGACTGCCAAACGATCGCAATCAAGACCTGTATCAAAGTGAATAGTATCTACACACTGCTGAAACCATGACATGAGTGGTGCAAACACTTCACGATCATGGAGGTCAGGTGATGTCTTAACACCAGTGGGTTGGTTATATGATTTATACTCTAATTCCTTTATAAGATTTAGAGTGTTATCAAGAAGAATTTGACTACAACGAAACTCATAACACTGAATAGGAAAGAAGTTATGTTGTTGATAATTCTGTCTCATATCACACCATTGAAACGATCATTCTTATGTAGTAGGACACCATCAACCTTCTGCATTAGATCTTCAAGAGAGTAATGTAGTTGGCGATAACCACTACCAACATAAAGTTGCCCAAGGACTACTGCAATAGTTGCAGCACCCCAGAAAATATAATAGTAATTTGACTTCACTTGCTTTTTCATAGCACCAGTTTCTTACTAGGAGTTTCAATTATACCAAACATTTGCTCAAACTGCTCGACCACTCCCTCCTGAGTATCAGTAGGACCATACACAAGGTAGTCTTTAGGCACAGTTACTGGAGTGTTACGACCAGCAAGCAGTGGTGCCCATGGAGCAAACCCTAGAGTGCCTTGTCCGTTAGGGATAGCAACAATAGGATTGGCAACAGTGACGGTGGTGTCACTCTCTTCAATCAGGTCTGCAACGACATCTTCGCCAGACCGCATACGCATCAGTTTTACATTCATTTGGTTTCACACCTCATCATTAACTCAGTCAAGAATGCCACCATGTTGATCTCCTGGTCAACAACAAAAGCAGACTTGTACTGATACTCAGAGATGACCAGCACTGCTTCAGGAATTGATTTGGGATCGAAGTGGTTGTAGAGATTGTCATAGATCTTCCTCATAATAGCGACGGGCTCGTTGTCCATATTCTGAGTCACCCACTTCTTCATGTTGGTAAACTCTTTCTTACGAATATATCCGACGAGGTTGGTAATGTTGATGTCATTAGAGACACCAAGGATACCTGTATCAATCTTCCCAGAAGAAGAATACCGTTGCAACTCATTGAGTGTGCGACGGAAGTCGGGGAAATGTTTCTGGACTACCTCAGCGACAACCTTAGGTTCGTAGGTTACGCTCTCACTATCTAGGATAGTTTTAACACGGTTGAAGAATGCTCCTGCCATTGTTGCTTTCTCCTTACCCTTGAGGGTGAAGTCAACAACAGAGCAACGTGAGTGCAGAGGAGAGATGATCTTATTCTTGTAGTTACAAGTGAAGATGAATCTACAATTCTTTTGAAACTCTTCGATGCAAGCGCGAAGAAGCATCTGCACATCAGGTGTGGTGTTGTCTGCCTCATCAATGATGATGACCTTGTGCTTAGCAGTGGAGGTCAGAGAGACAGTAGAAGCATAGACCTTTGCCTGATTACGGACGGTATCGAGGAAACGACCTTCGTCAGATCCGTTGATAACCAGACAGTCAGCACCCAACTCTGCACACAGTGCCTTGGCGATGGTAGTCTTACCGACACCAGCAGACCCTGAGAGCAGGAGGTTGGGGATTTCACCTTGGTCCAGAAAACCTTGAAAGATTTCCTTAGTGCTCTCTGGTAGAATACATTCGTCAATAGTTTGAGGACGATACTTTTCTACCCAAAGAAACAAGTTGGACATAATCAGGGTTCGAGTGCGATGAAATAGTTGAGGGAGGAGTTGGAGAGACTCGTGAAGTTAGCAATGTTACGTCGTGAGAGACATACATGGTAACTACCAGGGAGCAGTTTCAGATTCTCAACCTTGAAACAGTAACAGAAATTACGACGCTCTTTGGTCATGCTGCCAGGATCATTGAAGGTAGGTTGCTTCAATGGCAGAGAGAAGACATTGGAAGTATCATTCTTCTTGTCCTTCACACAGATGCTATACTCACCTTCATAACCATAGACACAGAGGTCTTCCACACCATAGACTTTAGATGCCTGCATCAGTTGCTCCAGATCCTGCTGTGGCAGGTCGAAAAACAATTCGGGATCAGGAAGGTTAGGATTAAACTCAGGGACCGCACCGATGATCTCAGGGTCACTGTAGTAGAAGGTGGTCTTACCCTTGGTATCTTCATCATAGATCACAACCTTCTTGCTGTCGGGGAAGAAGAGAGTGGGACTCTTGAAGAGGGACAGAGCACCGAGGAAGAGAGGCAGATCATAGATCGCCATCTGCTCAGGGATGCCTTCACGGATTTGCGTGGCAGCGATGATATTCTTATTAACCGAAATCGTTTCCACAATCTTACCAGGCTCAATAAGAATAGACTTGTTAATAGCACTGAAATTACGCAACACCTCAATGGTTTGCTTGCTCAGTTTAACTGTTTGTCTTGCTTCAGGTTGCATAATTACTGGGGGTAAGTTTCGGTTTGTGTGGACTGGTCACTGAAATGAATCAGCAACACCGCATAGTGTAGCACCTTCATGAGGTCACGTCTAGCGGTGCCTTTCTTGTCATAGCGAGAGGCATACTTCAGGATGTTACTCCTGCAGAATGCCTCAGCGTCACCACAAGCATTGATGAGATCAAGGGTTTGGATACC